TATACAGTAGAACAAGACAGTGAACTGGGCAAGCTGTTTGATAAAAAAGTAGCAGGCATTGCAGTGCATCAGTTTATAGAAGCCGATGCAATGAGCACCGATGATGCAGTCACACTAAATGGCGGAATAGGCAGCTTGCAAAATGTCAGCAATGTTGCTATTGTGCCCAGTGCAATGCCAAACCCTCCCAAACTAAAATTAAACACCACACTGTCCAAAGCTGCTGAACAGGCCATACAAACATATGGTCCCATGGTAGATGACTTATTCAACAGTGCTCCTCAGGCCAGAACTGCTTTTGCTGGATTGTTTACTGTATACGTGAACAAGAGAATCGTAGCTGGCAACTTGAACAGCATGGGTTCTGATTTTTTGCAGTTTGTGCAATCCAGACCCTTCACTGAAACCATGAAAGCCAAGTTGTTGGCTTATCTGCCCACTAAAAAGAACGAAGTCAAGGCTGCGTTTATAATTTGGGTTCAATTGTATAAGCTAAAAATGCTGGTAGTCAATCAGTTGGCAAAACAAGCTGAAGTTGGTCCTATACAGGGATACTTACAAGACGGTACACAGACACAAGAGGGGTTTGTATCCAACAACTTAAAATTTGTAGACAGAATGGGATTCAGTCGTCAAAATTTAGCTGGTAGGTAACCCTTTTCGTACACAAATGATAAATAAAAGTAGAGTCTGCATGACTCACTTTTAAAGGAAAAATAAAATGTCAAACAATCTATTACAAACTCACGGTGATGTAAAGCCAGTATTCGCAATCGACCAAACCAATGGTTCAGGCGCAACTGCAGTTGGTATCCCAGTTCAAATCGCTGGTCCTAAGCTTGATTTCTTCAAGCTTGACTTGAAAGCTGATCCATCAGCAAAATTGGGTGTTAACAGTGCAGTTGATTCAGTAATCAAAACAGCAACACAATTGGCTACTGTTCACATGTATCAAGTTAATGCAGATGGCATCATGAGCATTGCTCTGTACCCAACCGCTGCTTGGACTGCTGCTGCATTGCAAGTCGCTGTTCGTGCATTGGGCACAGTTGACAGCTTCGCATTAGCTGCAGTTGATGTTACCAGTGGTGGTTTCACTTTAGCTTAATCTAAGCCGTTCTACAAGAAACCCGAAATTAATTTCGGGTTTTTTTACCTCTATTAAATACAGTATGGGCATGAATATCAGATGTTATACTTTATTCAATATAACAAAAACTAACATAGTCAGTCGTAAGCCTCCGTTGGATTTAGCGGAGAGTGCGGCTGTGTGGCAGAATAAACGCAATATGCAGAGCAACTTTGACACTATCGTGCAGGTGATCTCTCTGAGGGCGCAGCCAGAAAACATAAGTGAACCAATAGTGGCAGAGATGAAGTTGACAGATTTTGCACAGTTTGGGTCAGGGTACACAGAAAAGAAAACTGTGAAGATTTGGCAGTTTAATTTCTACATCAATCACGTGGGCGTTTTTACCGTGGACGACAATAATCTGGGGGCATTGTACATGGACTGCGATAGTGTGCCCATGATCAAAATAAACAATGAATACGATAAACTGCCATTGTTTCTGTCCAGTTCTCCACAACTCAAGAACATACACTTTGAGGTATTGACAAATGAATGAGAAGGAACTGTTCCAGGCATTTGAACGTGTATTGAATGCCAAAACATACGATAATCTGAAGAACAGCATTATCATAGAAGATGGCAATGGCTACCGATTGTTTGAGAAGTATATGATAGAACCAGAAAATAGCTGCTATTCGGTACACAAGATATCGTTGGATTATACCCACCAAATCAGCTCATTGAAATATGCAGTTACCTGGGCTACATTGGATCATCGTGGATCTCACTATGAAGCCAACAGAATATTGGAACTGGACAGATCACTGTCAGGAATTGATCTAAACATCAAACTATATGAAAGATTTGACAAAAAAGCCAAAGATCCAGCCACTAAATTTATATATTTCAACAAGCTGTGTGAAGACAGGCGCAAACGCAAGATTATAACAACTGAGATGGAGTCATACGTAATAGCAACCAAGCGATGGCAGTTGGCCAAGTTCAGCCAAACTCCACGCAAATAATTTAAACAATGATAAATACATTATAAGTATTTTGGGAAAAACTATGAAACTTACCGAATTTAACAACAAGCCTAGCCAAATGGCTAAAAAAGCTCTTAAAGAGAACTTTAATACCACAGCAAACTTTGAGAAATTATCTTTGTCCGAGACAAAGAATATGCTCACCAAAGTAAAAACTCTGATTAAAGAAACCAAAGAGTCCAATCGCATTCATCAAAGCGAGCAAAATCCAGCTTATCTCAAGCTGATTTTTATGGAACAAGCACTACTTCATCAGTATGGTGAATTAAAAGCTAGACCAATCTACAATGCCAGAATCGTAGTAGAGAACGAAGGAGTTGAACAAGCTCAAGTTGTTCTGGCCGCCAAAGACATGATTGACACAGTTCAGAAAATGATTGAAAACATTTCTGATATGTTAGTCAAAGAATTACCAGCAGTAGTAGACAGTGTTAACAGTGAGATCGGAACCAATGAAGGCGAACAGTTCAATGGTCAAGCAACTGAAGCACTGAGCACACTGGGTGCAGCACTGCAACAAGCCAAAGTGGGATTACAAGGTGCAATGAACGTGGTCACTGGTCAAGAATCAGCCGCAGCGTTTGGTGGAGAAATGGGCGACATGGGTGAAATGCCAATGGAACCTGAAGCAGAAATGCCAATGGAACCTGAAGCAGAAATGCCTGCAGAACCAGAAGAAATCCCAGCTCCCAGCATTGGTCGCGGAAAGCGCAAGTAATGTTATTGTGTGAATTTGGTGATGATGATCCGTTGCGTACTAAGTTGGTTGCAGTAGTCAGTCAACTTAAGTCACGTATGGCTGATACCAACTCAGACAAACCCATGACCACTGGTACATTGTTGTCTCTGCTAAAAGACAATGATATCATTATAGACCGTTCTGACATCTATGATATGATTAAAAAAGATCCTTTAAAAAATATCATAGATGACATCAAGGGCAATGACGTTATCTTTAAAGGACAGCGTGCTCAAGCAGCAGTGGTTGAACCTGATGAAGCAGAATCCATAGTTTCCAAAATGGCTAAACGTGCAGCCAAATGATAACAATAACTGATTCAGCAGTATCAAAAATCAAATCAATCATCAGTGAGGATGAACCCAATGCCATGCTGCGAATTTTCGTTGAGGGCGGTGGTTGTTCAGGATTTAAATATGGATTCTCACTGGAGCACGTGACTGAGGATGATGATTTAAGATTTGACAAAGATGGAATCAGCGTGGTAGTAGATGCAATATCAATGCAATACCTACAAGAAGCAGAAGTTGATTACAAACAAACATTGACTTCCGCAGAATTCGTAATTAAAAATCCCAATGTAAAAGCTGCATGTGGATGTGGGTCAAGTTTCACCGTTTAACCAAATGCGTTGCATTATGTTACAAAACATAATATAATAGCTACATGTACACTCCCAACAAATTCAAATATACGAGCATCAACCGAGAAACCATTGACGGTTCCCGCAAATACGCTACACCAGACGGTGAAAAACTACCCAGCGTAACAACAATCCTAGACGCAACTAAAACAGAGGAAAGCAAACAAGCACTGCATGAGTGGCGCAAGCGTGTGGGTGTGCAGAAAGCACAGGAGATCACAACTGAAGCTGCAGGCCGCGGCACACGCATGCACAAGTATCTTGAGGATTATATCAAGACTGGCATACTAACTGACCCGGGAACTAATCCATACAGTCTACAAAGCCATACCATGGCCAAAGAGATTATTTCTAAAGGACTGGTAAACTGCAATGAATACTGGGGCGTAGAAGTGCCATTATACTTCCCCAAGATATATGCAGGTACAACTGACTTGTGTGGCGTACACAATGGCGACGAAGCCATCATGGACCACAAACAGAGCAATAAAGTCAAAAAACGTGAATGGATCACTGACTACTTTGTACAGTCTGCTGCATATGCCACAGCACACAATGAACTGCATGGAACCAAGATCCGCAAGGGTGTTATCTTCATGTGTACTCCTGACTTTCAATATCTGGAGTTTGTGGTTGAAGGCAACGAGTTTGACAGCTATGTTGACTTGTGGTTCAGACGAGTAGAGCAATATTACATGAAACTGCTATAAAATAAACCTCAAAAAGTTTGATAAATAGTATACATCTTCTTATAAGAACTATACTATGGCAATCATACAGATTTCAAGGATTCAACACCGCACTGGGGCTAACGTAGATTT